TATCTTTGGTGATCGTAAGAAAGCGATTGAATTGTGTATCTCTCGATTTGATGAAGACACACGAGTAGCGTTCTTAGATCTATACACTAAAGTAGATTCTAAAGCACCTCCTAAAGTTGAGCAGATCGAAGAATCTACTGAAGATAAACAAGTACCATTTTAAAGTAAACACCTATGCTGAGGATACCACACTCCCTCAGCATATTAAAGGTGCAATTGAGTGTGATTTTTATGGAGTTATTTTATAATGAGCAAGCAAGCTAAACTTTTGGCAGCTTTTAAAAGCGGTAATGAATTCACAGCAAAGCAGATCTCTGCATCATTCGGTTTGAAAGATCCGTATGCAGCAGTACGTAACTTGCGTGAAGCTGGTCATTGCATCTATGGCAACCCAGCAACATTGTACACAGGCGAGCAAACTACTAAGTTCCGCTTAGGTACACCAAGCCGCCGTATGGTTGCTATTGCATCACGTATCGTTGGTGCCGACGCTTTCACACGTTAATATGTGAATGGATAGACCTAGGGAAGATTGGACACCGACCCTAGGTCTTCTTTTATTTTTGTGAAGGATATATTATGAGTACAGTGTGGACAAGAGTAGTAAGTGATCTAGAAAAATATAGTCAACAACCTAAAGTTGAAAAAACATTTCTACAAAGAATGTGGAATATAGTATATGGCTCTAAGTAAAAAAGATATTGTTGCTGCTAGTCAAAACGCTACGACTGGTGGAAGAAAATTTGATGGAGGCAAACCTCAATATGGTTTATTGCCTCCATTAGCATTAAAAGCGACCGCAGAGATTCTAACTTTCGGTGCTGAGAAGTATGAACCAGATAATTGGAAAGTTGTACCTGATTCTAAGCGTCGTTATTTTGACGCAGCTCAACGTCATATGTGGGCATGGAAAGAAGGTGAACAGAATGATCCAGAGTCTGGAAAGAATCACCTTGCACACGCTCTATGTTGTCTAATGTTCTTATATGAGCATGACGTAAAATATAGTGTACAGCAGGATTAAAGTGGTATATAATAGTACTAGATTATTTTTTTAACATGGAATTTTAATATGAACCTTTCGAATGAAACACTTGCAGTACTTAAAAACTTTGCATCAATTCAACCTAACGTTGTATTTCGTGCAGGTCAAGAACTCAAGACTATCGCTGAAGCTAAGAACATTGTAGCTAAAGCAACCATCACTGAAACAATTCCTCAAGACTTTGGCATTTACGATCTAAATGACTTCTTGTCTTCAATGAGTTTGTTTTCAACTCCATCTTTTGCATTTGCTGCAGATGGTAAATCAGCTACAATTTCTGAAGGCAAGTCTTCGCTTACTTACTTCTTTTCAGACGAATCATCACTTACGTTCCCACAAAAAGATGTAGCAATGCCAGCAATTGATGTAACCTTTACACTAACTGCTGATGTTCTTAAAGCACTACAACGTGCAACATCTCTTTTAAGTGTATCGACAGTTTCAGTTGAAGACGCAGGTAGTGGCATTGTGGTTCGTGTTAAAGATCCAAAGAACTCAACTTCTAATTCTTTTGGTACGGAAGTTGATGGTAGTCCTAATGGACATTCATTTAAGTTCCATTTTGATATTGGTAACTTTAAATTATTGCCAGGTGATTATGATGTGAACATCTCCGGTAAGTTAATCTCACACTTCAAACATAAGACTATGCCAATTGAATATTGGATTGCTCTTGAAAAAACTTCAACATACGAGGCATAATAATGGCATCATTAAATATCAACGATCTAGCAATGGTCGTTAAGGTGATTGACTTAAGTTCAGAAAAGGGCGTCTTTAAAGGTGCTGATCTTAAACCAGTCGGTGATCTACGCGAACGCATTGTAGAATTTATCAAACAAGTTGAATCAACTCAAGGAGCAGCAAATGAGTCTGATAGCACAGAAGCTCAGTAATCCAGCAGATCGCAAAGCAGTGTATGATGCACTACGTGAAATTAGTAACTCAATGACACGTATGGAAGCTGAACGTGATCTTATCTCTGAAACTTTAAAAGCAGTTAAAGATAAGTTTGAACTTCCACCAAAGTATACTCGCAAACTTGCTAAGATTTACCATAAGCAAAACTTCCAAGAAGTTAAAGCTGAACAAGAAGAAGTAGAAGTTCTTTACGAATCTATTACTTCTAACTAAAAAGTGTGATATAATAGTAGTATACTATGTGTACTACTATCTTTTATAATGGAGTTTGTGAATGCAAGATCAATTTCTTTGGGTAGAAAAATATCGTCCTAAAACTATCGAGGACTGTATTCTACCTAAGCCACTGAAAGCTACATTTCAGCAAATCGTAGACAGTGGTGAACTACCAAACCTTATGCTTACCGGCACAGCAGGTCTTGGTAAAACAACTGTTGCTCGAGCACTATGTGAACAACTCGGCATTGATTACATTATCATTAACGGATCTGAAGATGGTAACATTGATACTCTTCGTACAAAGATTCGTCAGTTCGCATCTACAGTCTCACTTCAAGGTGGATACAAATGTGTTATCCTTGACGAGGCAGACTATTTAAACCCACAGTCAACTCAACCTGCTCTTCGTGGATTCATTGAAGAATTTGCAAACAACTGTCGCTTTATTCTAACATGTAACTTTAAGAATCGTGTTATTGAACCACTTCACTCTCGTTGTGGTGTTATTGACTTTAAGTTTGACAAGAAACTATTGGCAACTCTTTGTGGCCAATTCTTAAATCGTCTTACTGAAATCCTAAAAGCAGAAGATGTTACCTATGAAGAAGGTGTACTTGCTGAATTGATTATGAAGCATGCACCAGATTGGCGCCGTGTTTTAAATGAAGCTCAACGCTATTCAATCAGCGGTGCTATTGATGCAGGTATTCTTGTTACATTAAACGACAAGTCTATTAAGGATCTAATGGCTGCATTGAAAGCTAAGAACTTTAAGGGTATGCGTGAATGGGTTGTCAATAACATTGATACAGAACCACATGCAATCTTCCGTAAGATCTATGATAACTTGAATGAGCACCTACAGCCTCAGTCAATTCCACAAGTGATTCTTATCCTTGCAGACTATCAATATAAGAATGCTTTCGTTGCAGACCATGAACTTAATGTGGTTGCATGTATGACAGAAGTCATGGCTAATTCGGAGTGGAAATAATGAATGAATGTGTTATCTACGATTTTGAAACTTTAAGTCAAGACCAAAACAAAGGTGTAGTTATCTCACTGGCTTTATTGTCTTATACAGAAAAGCGCTTTGTTTCTGATCCATATACATATGAAGAACTTCTAAGCAATTGCAAAAAGATTAAGTTTAATGTAGAAGAACAAGTGACTAAGTACAATCGTACTATCTCTAAAGAAACAGTGGCTTGGTGGAAAGAACAAAACAAAGAAGCTCAAAAGCAATTGGCTCCTTCAAGTGAAGATGTTTCTATTGATAAACTATACGATTTTTTAATTGAAAATATTGATTTAAAGAATCATAGAAAAGCTTACACTCGTGGTAACACGTTTGATCCAATCATTATGGATTGGTTATTGAAAGAATCTAATAAGGTTAATCCAATGCATTGGGGATCTATTCGTGATACACGTTCTTTCATTGATGGATTGGCCTATGGATCTAAACTTAACAATAAGTTTATCCCTGAGGGATTACAATCTAAGTTCGTTGAACATGATCCATGTCATGATATTGTAATGGATGTTATGCGTATGCAAACACTTATTCAAGCGGTGAGCTAAATGAGAGCTGAGATATATGCTAAAGAAGAGCTTTGGTGTGTAGACTACATAGATAATAACTATGAAGCTATACCTACAGTTGGTATGTTTAGATCATTAGAAGACGCCAGGCAATCAGCTTTGATATGGTGTAATGGAGTAAATGAAAATGTGGCGATTGTGGGCAAAGGCTCTTGGTGAGAAACATGGGCGTGATAATACAGAAGCTGACAAGATCGCGATCATACGTAGCCTTATTGTGGGTTGTTATATTATTACAAATATTTTTATTATTGCAGGCGTTATTAGGCATTGGTGATGAATCCATTTGAATTTGTAAACGCTATCTGCGATAGCAAAGAAAATCTGATTGTCGATGACATCAGTGAAAAATCCTATAATCCTTTTATGGTCAATAGGTCTCTTTCATATCATTATGATACTGTATTGTTGGCTAGTGAGATGAATCAAAGAAGTTTCCTTGATAAGAAGCTTCAATTTGATTTTCTTATAAATACAGTTAGGAAGAAGAAAAGGTTTGCCAAGTGGAAAAAACCTGAATCTTCCGATGATTTGGAAGTCGTTAAAGAGTATTATGGATATAGCAACGAGAAAGCTCGTCAAGTTCTACCTTTACTCAATAGCGACCAAATGGGACAATTGAAACAAAGGATTTTCAAAGGTGGAAAGTAACGAAAAGAGCGTCGAGTGGACGCCAGCAAGTATGCTGGAAGTCACATTGAACGAGCCAGATGACTTCCTAAAAGTAAGAGAAACATTGACACGTATTGGTGTTGCTTCACGTAAAGATCGTAAGCTATATCAATCATGCCATATTCTCCACAAACAGGGTAGATATTTCATCGTTCATTTTAAAGAACTATTTGTATTGGATGGAAAACCTTCAACCATTACAGAGAACGATATTCAACGTCGTAATACGATTGCAGTGCTGCTTGCGGACTGGGGTCTTGTAACGATAAATAGTACAGAGCAAGCAAAAGATAGAGCTCCTCTAAGACAGATTAAGGTTATCTCTCATAAAGAACGTGATGAGTGGGAACTCTGTCCTAAGTACAACATTGGTAATACACGTAAAGATTATTAACGATCTCAGGGATGGGACGTATATAAAAGGCTTCACCTTAGGACCGCTATGGTACGGAGCGTTTTAAAGCGGGCATGACGTACGATGCCACTGGATCCCGTAACCAGTAACCAACCGCTACGCCTTCGGGGTGGCAAATTTTAAATTTACTCGCTTAATAGGAGCAAACACATGAACGCATTTACTAAATTTTTTGACGCAGCTAAACCTTTTGACGTACTTAACGTATCCTCAAAAGACTTTGACAAATTCTTTGTAGGTTTTGACGAGCAGTTTACACAGCTTGCTAAGACTGCACAAGATTTGACAAAGAATATCCCAAGCTATCCTCCATTCAACATCAAGAAACTTGCTGATAACAAATACGTTATCGAATTAGCTGTTGCTGGTTTCTCTCAGTCAGACGTTGAGATTACTCTTGATGGTAATAAACTTACTATCGCTGGTAACACTCAAGATGATTCAGACAATGAATTCTTATTCAAAGGTATTGCAAACCGCGCTTTCACGCGTACATTTGCATTAGCTGATAAGATTGAAGTTGAATCAGCTGAAATGGTTAATGGTATGTTGAAGATTGCCCTTGACAAAATCATTGATGCACAACCAGTGCGCAAGATTGAAGTTAAAGGTGCAACTAAGAAATCTAAGAAAGAATTTTTAGCAGAAGGCACAGAATGAAAAACTTATTCTGTAAATTCCTATGCATTATCGAATCATTCACAAGAGCTAAAGCAGCTACAGCGTTAACACGTGGTGGTAACTATGAAGCAGCTCAACACCTTATGAATGAGCAGGAGAAATGCAAATGCTAAATTGGATACCAATGACAAACGATGATTGGGATTGGGTAAACGGCAAAGCGCCAGTACCACAACCTAAATCTTAAAATAAGGGAGACTTCGGTCTCCCTATATAATTTATGTCTACTAATAAAAGAATAGTTATTCTTGGACCAATAGTAAGAGATGATTGGCTTATTCAAGCCAGTCTATACAATGACACTATCTTAATTAGTATGTTTAATGAAGTAACGTTTAATTTTTATATGCAGTATCTTCGTAATGAATATGAAGCTAATCTGTTTATTGAGTATGTAATTGAAAAAGGTGAACTATGAGTACTATGTGTTATCAATTGATGAACGGCCAAGACCTTATTGGTGAAGTCGTTGAATTAGAAGATCATATCGTTATGCGCAACCCAGCAGCTATTCATTTAGTGCCAGCGCAAAATGGTAGTAATCAGTTTGGCATTGCTCTAATGCCATACGCTCCGTATGCAGACTTAAGTAAAATCAAAATCTTTAAAGATAAAATCTCTATTGAATTTGAACCTACAGTCGAACTGCGAAACAATTATAGCAAGATGTTTGGAAGCGGAATCGAAATAGCTAACGTTATGCCACGATAAACCCTGTACAACGGGTTTTACTTGTGATATAATAAAGCTATGGAATTCTATACAAACCTCAGCCGCTATGGCAACTCTCTTCTCTACCGCGGGTACAAAGATGGAAAACGGATGCATGTTAAAGTTCCGTTTTCTCCAACTCTTTATGTGCCGGTAGAAAAACAAACCGCATTTAAATCTCTCGATGGTAAGTACGTAGAACCAGTTAAACTGGAAACTATGCGTGAAGCCAAAGAATTCATGGAAAGATACAAAGACGTATCTAACTTTGAGATCTATGGTAACACTAACTACATCGCTCAATACGTAGCTGAGCACTGGCCTGGTGAAATCAAGTTTGATCGTAATCAAATCAACGTAACATTCATTGATATTGAGGTACAATCTAACGAAGGTTTTCCTGAGCCAGAAGAAGCTAAGTATCCTGTCACTGCTATTTGTTTAAAGAATAACATTGACAATACTTTCTATGTTTGGGGTCTTGGTGATTATGATGTAACTAAAACGATTATGAAAGATAATCGAGTAGTCTATACAAAGTGTGCCACTGAACAAGAACTACTCTTACGATTCTTAGCTCATTGGAATACTCCTACTCACATGCCTGATGTAGTTACAGGTTGGAATATGCGCACCTTTGATATTCCATACATCATTAATCGTTGCCGTAGAACTCTTGACGAAGATAAAGTAAAACTGCTTTCACCTTGGGGTCGAGTTGAAGAAAAGCAAGTAACCATGATGAAAAAGCAAACCCAGCTTTACGACATCATTGGTGTTTCTCAAATTGATTATCTAGACTTGTTTAAAAAGTTTGGATACTCATTTGGTCCACAAGAATCTTATCGTCTTGATCACATTGCTTATGTAGTTCTCGGTGAACGTAAACTTGATTACGATGGAACACTACACTCACTCTACATCAACGATCACCAAAAGTTTATTGATTACAACATCCGCGACGTAGATCTTGTAGATCGTATTGACGATAAGATTGGTTTGATGACTCTATGTTTTACTATGGCTTATAAAGCCGGTGTAAACTTCAATGATACATTCGGAACAACAGGCATTTGGGATACTCTCATCTATCGTTATTTGCTTCCACAAAATATCATTGTACCACCTAACAAAGAATCATTCAAATCTGATTACGAAGGTGGTTATGTAAAACCTCCTCAATGCGGTGTGCATGATTGGGTTGCTTCTTTTGACGTTAACTCACTTTATCCTAACATCATTGTGCAATGGAACATGAGTCCAGAAACAATTATGAAAGGTCGCCACGATCACCGTGTTTCACCAGACTCGATCCTTGAGGGTTACATCCCTGAGAAAGTTGAAGGTGTTGGTATTGCAGGTTCTGGTCAAATGTTCTCTAATGCTAAGCAAGGTTTCATGCCTAAGATCATTGAAGAAATGTATGACGAACGTGTAAAGATTAAAAAGCTAATGATTGCTTCCAAGAAAGAATTGGAAGTTGCTGATAAGACCAACAAACAAGAAATCTATCGTATTGAACGAGATATCGCAACATACGAAAACCAACAAACAGCTATCAAAATTCTTTTGAACTCTTTGTATGGTGCACTAGGTAATAAGTACTTCCGTTACTTCACAATGGAAATTGCGGAAGGTATTACACTATCGGGTCAAATGATTATTCGCTGGGCTGAAAAAGCTGTGAATGATTATTTGAATAAAGCTTTAAAGAATGAGAAGTACAAAGATTATGTTATTGCTATTGATACTGATTCTGTTTATGTGGCGCTTGAACAGGTCGTTAAAACAACGGGACTCAC